TAACTTGCATGCGAGAACAAAGTATTCCAACGTACTTGCGTAGCAACAAGTTATAGTGCATTGGGAGAACAAAATGTACGCGTCTTAGGTTTCTCCAGTACCTTTGACGGCTTGAGTCTCTCATCCTTCGGAACATCCATTCCGATAAGCAACGGAACCTCAGTTCGAGCCTGCTCCTCCATTGCCATCATAGCGGAATGCACCTCGGTACCTTCAACCAACTTATATTTGGGCTTGGTATCTCCTGGTTGAGGCTCTAGCTCTTCTAAAAAACGAGCTTTACCTTTTTCACCCGCTCGCCGACTCAAAACAAACGGGTAGCCTTCAGAAGTCCCTTTAACAACGGCCTCGATATTAAAACCAAAGTCGCTGCCATTAATGACTTCATCATCAGACATAATGCGAAGTGTCGTCTGGCAATCATAGAACTCGTCATACATATCAGCCATAACGCACTCCAAAACATCCCCGTCAAGGTCCAGCATGGGCTCGTAAAATTTTTCCATAGCATCGCCCAATGGATCATATCCCTTGTAAGCTTCGGGAATGCGAGGATCATCCCTTGAAAGAATAGAAGGGATCTTAACTTCAACTGGTGATGGCACCAAAAAGGCTTCATCCACCAACTCAAGCTTGGTTTTCCCTCCCACGTGCGGTGTCTCAGCAGGATCCTTAATATGCCCCACTTTAGACACTCCTCTCTCCTCAATGCCAGCTTCCTGAACAAGGGACTTGATAACGCTAGACTGGCAAGGGGCAAAGGAGGAAAAATCAGGGAAGAAGGCTGCGTGTGAAATGTATCGCGGCACCTGGACTCCATCAACTTCCACAGGATAAGAAGATCCTGCCACATGCATACCAATGATTTTGTAACCACCATCCAGATGGGCGACCAAAAGCGCACCACAATCCTCTGGCGAATTAACATACTCAGAAATCAGCGATGTGGGTAGGTCGTTGACATAATCACCACCATCAACATAATTATCAATTGTGACCTTGGTGGTGCGAACTCGCGCAACAGCACGCCAGTGATTCAGAACAGGTTCATTGCTCTGGATACCGACGCAATTGCCAACACTAGTCCGGCCCAATTTAATGCCACAGCCTTTAATAGATATGTCACCAGTGATTTTCTCCACATCTTTCAAAAAATAATTTTGTGGAGCACCTGGCAGTGCAGAAAGCTGGGGATGAGAATATACACACACCTCCGTACCATTGAAGAATCTCAAAAAATGTTCTCCATTGGGACCCGTGGGTTGAAAATAATGTGTCAAAGGAGCTTTAGTATTACCATTGTTGTCAGTATATACAATATGTATCTTAGCTCCAGTTGGTATTGTCAAGGCCTGATGTTTCGTCAGGG